ACCTTTTCTCTTAGGACTACCACTTACTCCCTGCTGTCCAAAACGGATAGTTTTAGTTTTATCGCCCTCCTTCGCCACAACAACATGGCTTTTCGTAGGATGGCTTGGAGTTCTTTTCGGCTTGTTAAAACCGCTTACCCCAACTCTTTTCAGAATTGCAGAATTGTTTGATTTCATCGCTTTTTCCCTTTATGAAGTCCGTGACTTGCAAACTGCTTTCCCATTGCAGTAGCCTGTCTTTTTTTGGCATTGGCACTCGCTAACTTACTCCTGCCTGAAGCAGTAGATTTCAATTTGCTAATAGTGGCACTTGGAGCATAAACTTCCCCTGTTTCCTTAGATGGCTTTCCACTCGGAGTTCTCCACTCCTGCTTTGTCCACCTTGCTAAACTCTTTTGTGTCGCTTTCTTTGCCATATTAACCTTTATATCCTCCCCCCTTAGATTTGTATTGCTTGGCTAACATCTGGGCCTTTCTTGCTGACCACTGCCCTGGATTACCACCCTTGCTTCCTGCTTTTATGCTTTCAAACAAAGATTTACGCATTCCCGGCTTCGTGTAATTACCCGCTTTATTGACGCTTGATTTCTTTGGCATATTATTCAACTGCCCCTAATAGGGTTAAAAGTTCTTGGTCTGTTGTACCTCTCAAATTAGTTCCGTTATTCTGCTTGATGGCAATATAATTGAGTGCCTTGCTTGTCAAAACATTCAGCATAATGGCAGGAAAAGGAATTATATCTGTTGGAGCAGTAATTTCCGCAGGAGTATGAATGTAGAAAACCGCCACTAATTCATTTGGAATGTATGGGGCAATCTCTATTTCCCGTGGAACACTTAGTTTATAGCCACCAAAAACCGCTGTATAATCCATATAGGAAGTATAGCAATACTCGGTAACATCATCATTATAGGCAATATTCCCTGGTGCAAATGGGTTTCCTTTGTTAATAGCGTACCTTTCTAAGTTCTCCCTACGGCAACTATGGTCACTTCTTAGGAAACTAAGTTCAGGTCTGAATGTGCTTTGGTGTGGAAGCAAAGTTGTATTGCCTACCGCATTATACATTTGCGTTACAATAGGGGCATTGTAGGACTGCTGATTCAAGCTTGGCTGAATTTCCAAGTAGTATTGCGCAGGTAGGTTTGGAAGCAAATCTGTGGCATCCTCAACTACTACCCATGGCTTAGGGTAAATTGCAAGGACAGTCCAAATATCCCGATTATTCAGTTCCGCAGGATTGATATTAATCCTGCTGTATTGACTTGTTTGCCAAATTTTACTGAAAGTAAGCTCCCTGAACAACTCCTCGGAAAACTTCTTTTGCCCAATATAAGGACTGATTACAGATACAGACCATTCCAAGGCATAGTTTATTGCAGGTTTGAAATCCCGATTGAAGTTGTAATAATCACTTCCCTCGGCATCCAAAGCCGACTTAATTCTGTCTATGATAGTCTGTACCTGTATCATTCACTTTTAATTGTTATGTCCGTTCAATTACGGCAGGTTTGTTTGTGCCCATTTCAAAGATAGCCTTACGCTTACCATCGCTACTTAGAATAGCGTTTTCAGCCATAACCTTATCTTCACTTCTTAGGCGGTCATCTGCCAATATGGAAATCAATTCGTTTCTGTTCTGTTGCATATCCGTACTAACTTGCTTACCATATCCGATAAGGCGTTCAATTACGCTGTCATTACGCAATACATCAACTTCATTGGCTGCATCTGCCAAGGCTCTTCCACGAATCGTATCTTTCGTAGTTATCTCACTTTTTGCACGGAAGAACTCAATACCCAATTTTGGGTGGTTCAAAAGGTAGTCTAATTCCTTTTGATTCCGGCAATAGTAAGTACAAAACGGAATATCGTTGAACTCCCCAAGTTTGTAGTTCGCTACCTTTTCAGCATAGGCAAACTTAAAATGGATTGGTTTTACAGGATATTCTCCGTTTTCATTCTTAGGTTTACTTTCATCACGGAAAGGAGGAATGTGGTAACGACCTGTTTTGTGGTCAAAACTACCAAAGTCCAAGAACTCTCTACGCAAAGAAAAGAATACAACAGGCTCATCTAAATAGTCCTCAACCCGATATTGTAATTCAGGGTTAATGGCTCTATCAGCAACTTCTTTTGCCTTGCTGTGCTGTTCTGCAATTTGTACTACACGAGGACCAATGCTATCTTGGATAGCCCTTAATTGGTCAAGTGAAATTACGACTGGCTTACCATCTTTATCCTGAATAGTAATTTGCCCAGTCAAAGAATTATCGTGAACTTCCTTTTCAGTCAAAGGCAATTCACCTTGCTTATTACCTCCGTTGCTTACGGGGTTTTTGCCTTCATTCGGCTTCTGATTCTGTGACATATCTGTTTTTATTGAAAGTTAATAGTTGTATTGGTATTCCGGGGAGGATTTTAATGCCCTCCCCGGGTGTTCACCAATTAAACACGAATTACTGGATTGTAATCAATGCAGAGTACTGTGGTGCTTCGAACTGCAAGCCCAAAGAAGAACTCATTCCAAATTCATAGAAGTTGTTCAAAGTAGGACCGCCATTGTTACGAGGCTCCAAAGTCCAAGCAGAATCATACCCTAACAGTTTTACTGTTTTGATATTTTCTTTTTGGAGTACGAAAGCGTAGTTTTCCCAAGCAGCAGGGTAAGAAGAACGGTCTTGGAAACGCAAGTTTGGTACAAGTACCGCAGAAGCAGAACCAAGGTCAATCTTATTCAGGTTCAATTTAGCAACCATATCGTTAGGAGTGTAACGAGTAAGGGCAGATTTGAACTGCTTAGAAAGTTGAAGGATACGAGTAGGTGTAGCGAACAAGAATTTCTCCTGACCTAATGGACCACCCATAGTGTTCAATAATGAAGCCTCAACAGCATCACCGAAAGAACTTACAGGAGTAGAAATAGTAGGAGAACCTGCGGCCAACATTTCGTTGAGGATACCACCCATCATCTTAACACGGCTACCATCAGCCAAGAACATCATGCCTTTCTTACCCATCCACAACTGGTTGGACATAGAAACACGGAAGTTCTGCAACATACGGTCACGCTCTTTTGCAAGGAATTGGGGCAGGTAGTTGTTGGATTTGTACTTCAACATCTCAACAAAACCATAACGCATACCGATAGACAACAGGTAAATGTAGTTGTATTTACGCTGTAAGTTCAAACGATAGTAGTTAGTAATGTTGGTAGAAGAATCACCTTCAACCTGAGAAGCGAAAGTCAAAACATCACCAGCACCGATAGCAGGAAGGCTATCATTCTGCATTGGAGTAACGGTAATTACATTACCAACAATGGCTGTAACTGTACCTTGCTTGTTGTTAGGGTAAGTCAATACCATGTTCAAGGTAACATTATCACCTGAAACTAAGGTAACATTCTGTGTGGTTGGCCAAGTAACGGCAACGCTTGATGCATTTACTGGTAAACCATAACGGTCATAAGGAGCCTCGAACCACTCATGTTCATCGGAAGTTTTTTGTTCCGGAGTTTTGTCCATAAGAAGTTTCAAATCATAGAACTGCTGTGGGGCAGAATCAACGATTTTGTTGTAAACAATTCTTTCAAGAATCGCTTGCTCACGACCTGTGAGTTGGCCCCAAAAGGAACCAAGGGGGTTAGCGGAGTTATTATTATACGCCGCATTGGGTGGGGTGTACTGTGTACTTGCCATTTTCTGTGCTAAAAGTTAAATTGTTAATCTCGAAGCCATGCTGGAATGTTTGCCATTTTCGGGTCTTGCAGTTCGTTTCTGCCACCTTTCTCATCGTTAATGGTATCTCTCCCACGGCTTACCACTCCGGCAAGTTGGTCACTAAGCTCCTTGTTCTTCTGTTGCAACTTAGAAAGTTTCTTAGCGAGCCTGTCAATCTCCGTAGGAGCATACTGAATTAACGCAAGTTTCTTAGCAGCGTCTGCCCGATATGTGCCATCCTTATTGAAAAACTCAGAACCTAAACCGCCACCTGTCAATGTTTTTTCGAGTTTTTTTAACTCTTTTTCATCCATGCCAGGGAAGTCGGCTTTGACCTGTTCAAGCGAACTGAGTGCGGAATCCCTAAAGGTTTTCACCTTTTGTTCTTGGACACGCTTTGCCTCAGCAACCTGTCGGTCATTCTGTTGTTTGTCAAGTCGGAAAGCCTTCTCGGCAACCCTCAACAAGCGTTGGACTTCTCGGGAATCGGGGTCATCCTCGTATTCCTCACGGGTCAATTCATCTGGTGCGTAGGCTTCGATTAACGCCCATTTGTCTTGACTTTCCAAGTCCTTATTAAAATCAAGTCTTAAAGCAGGAGCAGTCTTTATTGCGTCTTTCCAATCCTGTCCGTTGTTGTAGGCTTCAATAGCCTTAACAATTTCAGGAGGCATTTCAGCAAAGGCTGTTTCTATTTCTTCCTTGAATTTTTCTAACTCTGTGGCTTTTTGTGCATTTGACCTCTGTTTGTTGTACGCCTCAACGAGTTTAGCGTAACCTGCAGGAGTGCTCACATCAAAGCCAAGTTTTTCTTTTACATACTTCTTTGCATCGGATTCATCCTTGAAGTTTACCTTAGAACCTTTCTTTGACTGAAAGATACTTGGTTCATCATCATCTTCCTCTTCCTCTGTTCCTACCTCTGTTTCAGGTTCATCTTTTGCAGGTGGTGTTTCAGGTTCATCCTGATAGTCCTGATTGTCATTGTCAGGAGTGGAAGGTGGTTCGTCTGTTATTGGAGGCTGTGTTTCTGTTGTTGTACCATCTCCAAATATCAAGGCAAATTCCTCGGGGGTCAGGTCATCCGCAAAGGGATTATCCTGCATAGCAGCCCTTACTTGTGCTTCTTGTTCAGGGCTAAAAGTTACTTGTTGTTCTGACATACTTTGTCCATTATTTTAGACAAAGTTATATATAATTTTTTGTTCGTACAAAAAAGTGGACAGGCTATAAAAAACAAATGCCCGGGTTGCTGAAGCCCGGGCACTCTTTCGTTTTGGTAGTCTTAGTACATTCCACCAGACATTTTACCGCCTTTCATGGCTTTTTTTGCCATGCCTACTACTTTTTTCATAGCAGATTTTTTGGCAGGAGCACTTTTCTTAGCAGTCTTTTTACCGCCACCAGTACTCATTTTCATTTTTGAAACGGACATTTTCATATAAATAGAAATTAAAAGTTACATTACTTGGTTTGGAGCACCGCCACCACCACGAGGTTGTTGCCTACTTGCTATTTGTGCCTCGGATTTCATCATTGTTTCCATCAACTTAGCATCCCTGTTGTCTGCCATATTCTGATTGGCATTCTCCATTTGTGCTAACTGCATCAACTGATTATCAACCTGCTGTTGCTGTGCCTGTGCTTCCATTTGCATTCCCTGTGCTGCCATTGCCTCTTCCTGCTGTCTTGCAATTTCTTGCTTCATTTTCAGGTATCTGCGACTTGCACTATATACCTCTGAAGGAGTACAAAGGTTGAGAATCTTACTAACCGTATTTTCGTCAAGCAACTGCATTTGAAGTAACTGCATCGCAATAACATTACCTTGGTTAATCAACTCTTTTTCAGGTTCGCTACGCTGTAAACTAATACGGAAGTCAGCCAACAAATCTTCACTTGTGAAGCTAACTCTTTCAGCACCCTCATCCCCTACTGCATTAATCAAAGTGTGTGGACTATCGGCATATATCTTTCTTCCTCTGTTGGCAATACTTTGGTAAATCTGCTTGATACAATCCGCTAAACTGAAATAGAAGTCCTCCTGAATAAGAGTACCCCTGTTAATCATAGCCTGATTATTCCGTACAAGTTCTAAACTACCTGTACCCAACATCTGCTCATTTACACCTGTAATAGCCAATGCAGCAGTCTTAACCTGACCGATTGCAGCACTTAGGTATTGGAATCCACTTAAACTTGAACCAGGTAAATTAGCAACGGCATTGTTCAAACTGAACTTGCCATTTACAAGTACAGGGTCTCCATTACGGATATTTCTACGAAGTCCTTCTTCCCCTTCTTCCTCGTCAATTACGCCTCTGTCAATCAAAGTAATTGGAGGAGTAGCACGATTGATTTGGTGTTCCTGTGCTGACCAATAGCGGTTAATCATACGCTGTGGGTCAATCATAGAATCCAAAGGACTTACAACTAATCCATTCCAATACTCAAAGGTTTGAACCGCATAAGGGAACTTGGCACTACTTGGGTCTAAACTCGTTGTTTCCTGATAAGGCATTATGCCACTTTCAAGTACAATCGGAGACATATCTTCCGTATCACCCATAGGTCCACCTGCAACATCATAAACGAAAACACAATACCTGATTACATCGGCATTGAACTTTCTTTTCTTCTTATTGCCTCTACGCTTTCCTGTACCTTGGCTTAGAATCTTTTTGTACTTCTCGTCTGTGGCTTCAATTAGGTCTTTATCGGTGTATTTTCCACCTTCAAAATTTATTCTGACAAATAATTCATTACCCATTTCATCGGCAACAACACCATATTCATGTTCTTCAATATCACGCCAAAAAGCGTAATAAGTAGTAACTCGTCCAGTCTTGTCACCATTCCAAATGCCATTGTCAAATTGATCACCATTGTTTTGATAGTTGGCAATCTTCTCAATAGTTTCACACTCTTCTATCGTTAGGTCAGGATATTTCTCATAAATATAAGTAGGGTCAAGATATGCCTTATGCCCCATATACATAGAATCGGATAAATCATCCCTTTGAGCACTTATATCCCAAAAGAAGTATCTACTATCCAATCCCTCAAATACTTGGTGCCCGAAGTGTTCTTTGTTGAAAACAACACACATTCCTGAAGCACACAACTGCTTGGTCATCCACTTCTTTAACTTCCCGTTTACATCGTTTCTGTCAGCAACAACTTTGATAAGGTTGTTTACATCACGGGTAAGGGAATCAAAGTAATAACCATCAAATAGCCTTTCTGCGTCCTCGGGACCTTCTCCAATAGGGAATTGGTCTTGAAGCATATCCTTGAATATACCGCCCATTTCTTGGGCAATCTGTGAAATAACCATCATTTTGGTCATTTCTTGGTCACGCTTTTGCTGTACGCTTTCGCTTAAAGGTTCTGCCCTGTACTCAAAACTTGTACGAATAGCATTACCCACATATTGACGAAGTACGGGAGCCATGATATTATCCTGCCACCGAATACGCCCATTAGGTTGTCCACTTTCATCATTCAGGAATGTATCAATATCTTCATCCAACATCCACTGCCATTTCATTTGGTAGTTAGCCAAAAGAAACATCCAATTAGTGTCGGTTTTAACCCTGAAAAAATCCAGCCTCCAATCAAATACTCTGCTTATGATATAGTTCGCCCACGCTAAGTCGTACTCTTCGTTTTTCTTACCATCAATTCCGGTAATCCTGTTTGGTCTTACGCCTATTGTAGAGTAGTTCATCGTTCTTGTTTTTCTCTTTCGTGAGCCATATCCATTAAAGTTCGCCCTTTCATACCCTCAATTTCCACCTTTTTAGTAACTGTACGAACCCCATATCCTTCTTCAACATTTTTAATAATCGTTGGCAGTTCATCGTGTATTTTCACACACATTTCTACATACTTCTTGCGTTCTTCTGTGTCCGTAATTTCGTGCGGACTTCTATCTAAAAACACCATAAAGTCATCAAGAATCTTTTCTGCTGCCAACCTCGCCTTAAACCTCGCATTAGGATTAAACATTTCCATTCTGCGGATAGCGGAATTTACTTCTTCAGGGAACACACCACGCTTGTAGTTAGCATATTCCTCATCAGATACCCCAAGTCTTAGTCTATTGTTTACGCCATCGTATAACGCCCTTTCAGTAGCATTCTTACGCCTTACGCCCTCAGGTATTTCTGTTTTACTATAAGGACTGCAAGGACTTGCGTATAGCCACACAAAATACATTTGCCATGTTTTGAGTGACTTAAACTCATCAATGCGATTAAGTTCAGGATATTCTTTCCGTAAATCGGTAAGGATATACCTTTTGTCCTTATTTATGTTCGGGACAAAAAGTACATCCTCACCAAAGTTTACATCAGGTTTTTTGGTCGTAGCCCCCAAACCCCTTTCTTGCGAAGGATTCTCCACTTGTAGAGATTCGGGATGCTTTCCCATTTCTTCCTGTGGAGGCAGTTCAACCATTTTTTATATACCCGATTAATTACGGACGAGCCAAGTAGTCAGCAGTTGTACCAGCACCAGAGAATGTGTTACCCCATGCACCAGCAAACAGAACATCTGCGGTAGAATCAACATATACAACAGCGGTCTTATTGACAACCTCGAAAGTACCTGCGGCATTCTCTACTTTCTCAGTGTATAACACTTCGTAAGTATTGTAAGAAGCGGCAGTCAGGTTAGACAAAGAAATACCTGTGTTGGCATTGATGATAGAAGGACTACCTTCTGGCTGAATAAGAGCCTGTGATACAGTCTGAGTAACAGCCAAGTTGATAGTAGCATTGAAGCCATAAACTTGAGTACCTAAGTTACCGAGGTTACCCTGAATAACCAAGTCATTTGCAACATTTGATGCAGTGTAAGTACCCTGAGAATCGGAAGTGATTTGGGCTGCAATAGCAGTTACCAAAGTAGCGATTGAAGGAGCAACTGCACCAGTGTTGTAAATAAAGGTACTTGGGTTAAGTCCACTTACAGGATCAGGATAAACTCTGACAATGTACTGAGTAGAAACAGTTGGGGTTACAGCACTCGTGTCAAGACGAATTGCTTGGAATTGACCAGAAGATGGAGCGACAACAGCGTTATCTACTACATCAACCCATTTGATACTTCCACCCCAAGCAAGAGAACCTGCGGTTACGGTAGAATCCACAACAGTTAATTCACCATTTGCCAGAACTAAGTCTGCGGCAACGGATGGGTTGGTGTTCAAAACACCTACGAGAGAATAATTTTTTAAAGCCATTTTTTGAAAATAAATAGTTGAACTTATGACAAAGATACAACTGTCTAAATTACTATACAAAAAAATCTTATAGCACCTACTCCTCCAAGTTTCTGTCCCTAACCGCCTTAGACTGACTTAATACCCCAAATTTCTCCTCATCCCTCGGTTTCATATCTTGTAGCCATATTTCCCGAACGCCAAGTCTGTACTCCTTTATCATCCCCTCCAATGCCCTCAACTCCCGTAACAGATGCCTCGCCTCCTTGGGACACCTCGCCTTGGTTTCCACCGCCGTCACCTCCGGAGTCAATCTCGCCAATACCCCCACTAATTCCAAATGAACTGACATCAACTCCCGTAACTTTACTGAGGTGCTGTCCAACTTCCGAATTATTTTGTTCTGTAACTTTCTCTGACCTATCTCTGTCATACCTATATTTCGATTTTATTGCATTATCTGCCTCGGCTTCCTCAACAATTAACTGAACCCGAAGCCTGATTTTCAACATATTACATACCTTCAATATCTCGTAATGACTTAAAGGCTTGGAGTTTACACTCTCCGTTACTAACCACAACCGCAAATCATCATACCTTACCTGTGTCGAAGCCATCAAGCGTAGAGGATTCACTTTGAACTCCTGCATACGCTTGATTATCAACTTCTTTAACTGCGTATTGTGCAGTATTAAATCAATCTTATTGGGGTCGGTCTTACTGTCCTTTAGCAAAACGGTGTTGCATTACATTGAATTTCGCTGTTTCCAATGCACCAATTACCTCAAAAGCACTAATCGTGTTCGGATAATTTGGGTCGGAGCTATCAATTCTTAACTGCATTCCAATACTGCCATCTTTGTTAATCGTTCTTTCAAACACAAAGAAGTCCACTCTTTCCACGCCCTCGGGCAACTTTAGTTCCTCTGGGAACTGATTTACTGAATTTTCCATATACTTAACTTAAACTTGTTACACGCCTTAAATTACCATAAGCATCTCTGCTAAAAGTAGTCTTTACACTCCTTGGTGCATTCTCATCCGTAAATTGTGGATACCTACTGCTACTCGCATACAACTGAGAAGCCATATAAGCATAAGTCTGACTAAACAAAATATCATCATAGTGCTTTTTTAGATTCTCCGCTTGCCACTTTACTCCGCCATTTGGTGTCGGTTTCTCAACAAAAGTTTTTAACTGCTCAAAGGTTTCCTCAATAAATATGTTATCCGCATAGTTGTTATACAACTCGGTCATCTTATTGATAATCTTACCCTTGGTTGCTGATTTATTGCTAATACCTACTCTTGCCCCATCTATGTGCATCATAGGATTCAACTCCTTGTTGAAAATAACATTCTTGTCAAATCCCTTTCTCTCCCTAAATCCTATATAATCCGCACCAATGTTGTACTCAATTAACTCTGGAACACCCCTCCAATCCTTCTTGTCATAGTACAACCCCATCAATAAACTCTGCTGATAGCATTCCACAAAGTTTGTTACCCTCCAAAACAACTGACAACTAACCGTATTCCATTCAGCATCCCATATAGCACTCGCAAACTTACTATGCCCACTTTCTGTGTTAATAGGGTCAGTCCCCTGAAAATACCTGTACTTCCAATTCTTTTCAGGCTCATGGAACATAATTATTGGCGGATCTTCCTCCTTACTCATAGGCACGAATATCACCCCAACTACTTTGTATGGCCAATCATTAATATCCGTTGTAGGACTATTGGTATCAAAAACAGGCTCAAACCTACCATAAATCGGTCTTGCACTTTCCTCCAAACTCCATATACGCTTCAGGTGTGCATTACAAGTAGCAATAGGAACTAATGTATTCACACTCCTGATGAACATATCGTCAATATGAACAGGATATGCCGCATGAAATTGTGCTATTGTAGCCTCTCGGTCTGCCCCTTGTTTGCTATACGCATTCCTTTTCTCGGTTTCATAGAAATCACCCTGTATTCCTGGCTTACAAAACGCATCCAAAAACACAGGAATAATACCATACTTAAAGTTTCTGTCCCTCCAATTCGTTAGTGCTGCCTTAAACTCGGTTTCAAAACTATCCGTTTTCATTTCACCCCCTGTTCCCCACATAAACAACTGCCTTCTATACTCAATCCTCTTGGTTTCAGGATTAAAAATAAACATCGTGGGTCGGGATTCATTCACCATTTTGGTAAGTACGGGAATGTTTCCAATCTCATCTATAAGTACCAACTGCGGACTACCTGAGTTTACAGCAGTAGCACTTGGGGGAACTACCTCTATCTTACTATTTGCCCCTGCTACCCTACCCTTAACTTCTTTTAAGCCAAACTTCAACTGCCTTTCAGCATCACTAAAACTGCTTGGAACAAGATAGTGTGGAGTTTCACTTATGGGATACTTAATCTTATCCTCAAATACACTTCGGGTTTTACTATCATCCTCACAAATGTACTTGGTAAACCACTCCCTGCGGTACATAGTCTTGGAAGCAGCACCCATTCCCAAAATACTCGTAATACCCAACTGCCTCATCTTGCCAATAACAACTGACAATCCGCAATCAAGTAGGTACAAAAGTAGTTTCTGTGCCTTGTAGGGTTCTATTCTTCTCCTGCCTCCATCAAAACTACCATCCTTTAACCTGCCATTCTTGTAAACATAGTACAGGCTATTCTCCTCATACCTACGCTTTTCTGACAAACAGAAATCTACCTGCTCGTCAATGGTAAGGGCATTGTTAATGTCATACCCTGCCATGTACCAATCCTCTGCCTGTTGGCAATAGATATTGAATTTAGAATACTCTGTGGCATAACTAAACCCCCTTGGAAACCAACTATCAACCCAACGAATAAATTGTGGGTCAAAGTCAAATTTATCATCATTCCTGTACGGAATCCAATCCTCTTTCTTAATTACACCCCCTCGGTAAATAACCTCTACGCTTTCCTGCTCCTGCTTTTTCCTTTCCTCGGTTACAATTACCGTTGGCTCATTCTTGAACTTACCCTTGACAACCTCAACATGGTTATCACTAATCTGTTCAAATAACTGCTTGGTGTGGGTTTTGCCAAACTTCTTTTCTAACTGCTTGGCAATATACTTCTGTCTTTTTTGCCGTTCTTTCTGCTTGCGGTTGTAAAGTATTTCCCCTGGCATATAGTCAGAATTACTAACTACGCCCTGCCTTTCAAGTTCAACAACGAATGCAGTAGGCAATACACTTTCAGCCCCGTGTTCACTTAAAAGTGAATACAAGTCCCCTAAGTTCTCTAATAAAACTTTACCGTATTTGTCGTTCCCTGAAGCCATTTGGACTATTCTGTTTCAAGCCTACCGGAGTTCCGGGCTGAATACAGAAGAGCCATAGTGTGCTTAAAGAGTTCATCAGTTGCCCGAATGTCACTATCAATAGTGTTCTTGCTGTATTTGAAGTTCTCAAGTTCCTTCATCAAAGCAGAAACACCATGGACTATGAAATCAAGGTTCTCCACATCTACGCTGACTTTTAGTTTCCTTCCCGTATTTTCATCTATGCTCACCTCAAAATTTGAAGTGCGGTGCTTTACTTTCACACCTTGGGGTTTTACCTCTGTCATAAAGTTATATTATTACTTCTTGTTCAATACTTTCTCAATCCGCTTGAAAATTACATCTTCAGCAGACTGTCCATTGAGGAGAACACGAACCAAAATACCACCAAAGAACTTAATGTTTCTGGTAATCTTACGGACTTTCTCGTCAATTTCCTTGTCAGACTTAACGGTAATGGTACGAGCAACAATGCGACCATTCACATTAATATGAATTGTAACTGTAATAGGAGTGCTTTCCTTTTCAGTTTCAACAACGGTTTCGATATTTTTAGCCTTTGCCATAACAAACTATTTTTTCTTGTAAGGGTATTTTACTTCGACTTTTGTTAATTGAGACTTGGTTTTATTACCATATTGTGCAGGGTATTTTGTTCTTGTTGTATCCCCTGACTTCGTTACGGTAGTTGTGTTTTTTATCAACCTTGCTGATGTCTTAAGTTTTGGAGTAGAACCTGTTACACCTTTAGGGGCTACACTTTTGGTAGGTTTGGGACCATAAGGAACAAATGAAGTGGTCTTTTTCAAAGTTCCTGCTACTCTGGTTTTTGATTTTGGATCATCAAGTTTTTTCATGTGTCTAAGATAAATTTTTACCAAAGGTAAGAAAAAATATTTTAGCAAAAATGTAACCTTTGTTTGGAAAACTCGTAGTGTAGATATAACTTTGTTCCGTTGTTACGGTGGTGCGTAAACAATGTGTAGCAAAAGGAATTGTCATTTATGACTTTTGAATACCCTTGAGGATGCACCACCCCTTGAGGGTTTTTCATTTATGGTAGTTTACAAAATCACAAACACAGTCACCGGAACGGTTTATTTTGGTTCAACACATAGTTTTGGATACAGAATTTTGATTCATAAAGAGGATTTGCATAATAAAAAGCACCACAACTATAAACTTCAAAAGGACTATAATAAGTATGGCAAAGATGCTTTTAAGTATGAAATCATAAAACATTTCTCAACTAAAGATGATGCAGAAAAGTATGAGTATAAACTCATAAACAAGCACGAAAACATTTACAATATTCAAAAAGAATCTTATGCTTTCCCTGACCTTGAAGGTAAAACCAGAATGACAACATCCAAAAATGGATGCACAATAGTTTCAAAAAAGTTCACGCCTTACAAAAAAATTAAGAAGAAAAAGAAGAAGTCGAATGGTAAATCAATTGCTGAAAAGCAAAAAGAACGAGGACTGAAATTCAAAAGAAATGGAAATGAAATATAATTCAGTGTAACTTTAATATCAATATCACTAATAGCAATAAAATGAAAACACCCCAAAAACCTGTAACTTTCACCGCAAAAACTCGTAGTACAGATATGAATATCTTTGCACAGGCATTTAAGAATTGGGATGAAAACAATAAACTCATGAAGCCAAACAACGAATTTAAACTAATTGGTTTCGTATCAAGGGAGTGGTGTGAAAACATTGGAACCTGTCAACCTCAATATGTATTCACCAAAGAAGAACTTGATAATGCAGAAAAGCATTCACATGGATTTATTAAAGAACTTTACGGAACCATGTACTACCTGAATCCACCACTATTCAAAACAGAAAATGAAAACACCTAATAAACAACCACACAAACACACCTACGACTTAAAAATCTACAATGGTAGAATCAAAGTATATGTGGACGGATTTGTAATGTTCAGTTTCAACCAAATTGACTTCGTTGGGTATTACGCATACAAGGATGACACAAAATTGTATGGCTTGGATATCTATCTTAACCGGGAAAAAGCGGGTTCACAGGTTATGGAGATTTACTTCAAGACCAAGGAAAATTGGCTTGCTATCCTTGAATTGCTTGATAAGAACTTGTAAATTTAATCCCTATGAAAAACGAAACGGCAATTTTGCCAAACTCGTGTTATGTGCAGTGCGGTGATAATTTGGAACTACTAAAATCACAGCCGAATGAAAGCGTAAATATGATTTATTGCGATATACTTTATGGCACAGGTAGAAACTTTGGCGATTATCAAGATTTAAAGCCAATACGAAGCGAAATAGAAAGCCACTACCTACCAAGACTTATTGAAATGAAACGAGTGCTAAAACAAAACGGTTCAATTTATTTACAAATGGATTGCAAAATTAGCCATTGGTTACGCTGTTTAATGGATGATGTTTTTGGGTATAATAATTTTCGCAATGAGATTATTTGGTATTATATGAATAAAATACCCGATACAAGAAAAAAGATGTTTACGCAAAGCAATGACGTTATTTTATTCTATGCACTTGGGAATTATACATTTAATACCATAGAAGATGCAAGGGCAAAGCCAATAGTTGTTAGTAAAATAAAAAAGGTAAACGGTAAAAAAATATATGTAAAAGATGATGAAGGGAAGGGTATTTATGAGGTTAGGGATAGCAGAGTTGCAGATACCATTGTAAATATACCTATGCTTCATTGTCAGCCTGAAAGGACAGGATATGCAACTCAAAAACCAAAGGAACTAATAAGTCGTTTTGTTTTGGCTTCTACAGATGAAGGTGATGTAGTGGCTGATTACTATTTAGGTAGTGGCACGACAGCAGTAGTTTGTAAAGAACTTAACCGAAATTTTATAGGTTGCGACATTAATCCAAAGGCTATTGAAATAACAAATGCTCGTTTAGATGCACTTTCGTAGCCTTGCACATACCAATAAACATACGCAACCCCAATGACCTCAATTCAAATTATACCACGGAATGACACTGAACCCCACGAACAAAATCAGTGGTGCAAGTGTAATCCAATGCTTGAAACAGTAAATAACATCCTAATAGTTACTCATAACGCCTACGACCTACGGGAGGTAATTGAGGTTACAAATGAAATACTCAATAACGAAAACGCAAAAGATAAATGGGAAGTAATATTTCAGGACTAAACCTTCCACTTCCCCAAAGGGCACTCCTGATTAACCAACCAACACTTGCCCCTAAGCTTACCTACTTGTGCAATAAGAAAGCAATCACAAGCCATACACTTGTCCGCCTTACTTACCCTATCAGGATTGTGCTTATTCGTCAATACATTAAGCCTGTGAGGACACTGCCTACATATTTCCTTCCTACGCATATACTCCTCATTACTTACATAGTTCTCCTTCAACATATCCCCTATACCACTAATGAGGTTCTTTGCCTTGTCCCTGACACTATAATTAATCTGTCCGGCAACTAAGTTCCCCTCTATAATCTTACTCTTTTCTGAACAAGGTCGGCACACAGGCTCTTCTTGGATGTTATTGGTTTCTTCCATAAGGCAAATTT